CTATATCTCTTCCACCTACTTCCACAATTATAGTTGTAAGATTTCCACCAAAATCAAAAGTATTTTCATATATTTGAAATCCTGATGCTGTTCCACTAGCACTTAAAATATCAGTTCCAGCAAAGACTTCACTATTTCCATCTTTCCCTGTAACGTGCATATAAACTGAGTCTTGAGGGTCTTGTTTATCTACCTCAATAGAATATTTTACCTCTCCACCATATTTTATATTAAGCTCAGATATATCTACAGTTTGAATAAAAGTTGTTCCCATTCCTGAAACTCCCATAGTTGAAGTAGAGTTACCTGAACCTGTAATTTCAGCACATCTATCTGTGCCTAAATTATTACAATAAGAGCCTGAACGCATAGATGCTGGACCTTGACCACCCCAATCAATATTCATTTCTCCATCTTTTGAAGATGTTACAAAATCATTATTACTATCTAAAATATTTCCTGACTCTTCATTCTCTACTGTAGTTGTTTGTATGGTTGTTTCAGTAGTTGTAGTTGTTAATATACCATCAGATTGAAACTCAACCTCTTCAGTAATTACTTCGTCTAATATTATTTCTTCAACTACAGGGTCGCATAATCCTACAGTAGTTGTTGAGCAATCTACAGCTTTACTAGAAGATGAAAGGAATACCGAAAACAGTAACGCCTGTATAAAGAGCCATGCCATAGAATATAAATTTTTCAAAATCATTATTACTTTCTTTTACATCAGTTATTTCTTTTTCATCTAATAAAAAACTTCCCTCAGGGATTAAATGTTTATTTACCAGCCATTCTTCTTTTGCTTCTAAACCTATTTTACCATTTATAGGCGGATATGTTCCAGCACTCCACATAGCATCAAAAACTCTATAGTCTTGCGTCAATAAACTTACAGCCGCAACTTTCATACCCATAGCATATAGTTGCCTTGATAATTTTATTCTTTCACAATTTTCATCAGTAATAGTAACTCCTGAAGCAATACCAAATATTTGTGTTTGTACTGAACCTGAGGCGGCTGTTTTACAAACATCAGAATTATTGACAACAACTGATGGTGCATTAGCTGTACTTGGTGTTGATGTAACTACAGTTGAACTTACTGTATTTGTTTCTGCTTGAATAGAATAACTAAATATTATGAGAATAGAAAAGAATACAAGGAATAGAATATTTTTCATTCTCCACAAATACACTCTTCTTCTTTAAAATTACAATCGCAAGGTTTCATAGTTTATCGTATTCTGTTTTAATATCTTCTCTACTTATTTCTTCAGTTCCATTATGCCAAAGAATAGTACAAGTTAAAACTGAGTCTGTATCTCCATAAACTACAACACTTGCATTAGGATTTAAAACTTTAATTGCGTCTATAACTTTATTAGAATCAATCATGCTGAAGCCACCTCTAATATTAACATTGAAGAATGATAAGCACTCCCTGTTTGAACACTAACAGTTCCATAACCACTATCAGCTCTTAATTGTGTTTTGTAAGTTATTGATGAAGTTGAATTATGAGAGGTATCTTTATAAACAAATCCACTACTACCTACTCTATTTTGTGCTGAACTATCATATCTATAACCTACATCTCCAGAAAAAGGGTCAACAAGAGTTGTACTATCTCTCATTAATTTTAATTTTAAAGCCGCAAAATTACTACCAGAAACAGCACAACCATTTTGTGTTATTTCAACAAGTAGAACACTTGATGCTGAAGTTGGTGTAATACTGCATGACAAATTAGTATCTGCATATGAATTTGAAGTAGAAGATGCGGCTGTACTTGTTGATGCGTGTTTAACTTGTAAAACTTTTCCACCACCAGCACCAGAAACTGTGCCTGTAAAGGCAAAAGTATCATCTAGCTTTAATCCTCTTGCTCTAGTTTTAATTAATGCCATTATTCACTCCAAACACTATGAGTTAGATTTCCGTCATCATCAGTTGCCAATAATTCATCATATTCACTTTCAGTTGTATATGTTTGAGGAATATCGCGCAAACCTTGTCGCCAATTTTTAAATGATGTTGAAAGATTTGTGCCTTTTTCTTTTGCACTCGTAACTTGCCAATCTGTTGATTCTAATTCTATTCTTCTCAATCTTTTAATTTTATTTAGTTTCCTAGAGGTTGATTTACTATTCCAATCTGCTAAATCTTTATCATATTGAGCTTGTTCCTCAGTTGTCATATCTCGTAAACCAACAATATTATCAACAATTTTTGTCATAAATATCTCCTAGCTATATGCTATTCCGTAAACTGTTATTGAGCCACCATCTCTAACTCCACCTGAACTTATATTAAATTCAATTCCTGTATGTGTTTCTGCATTTTGATAACTACAAGCGGCTACTCCTATTCTTATGTCATTTACTGTATTATTATAAAATGAAGTAAATGTATTCATTCTTGTATATTCATTAGCACTATTTGGTCTGTGTACATACATAATTCCGTTAAAACCTGCATTGTTAGATGAATCATCTGAATCATTAGTAATATCAAATTTATTATCTGGTGAATTTGCATTTTTATCGCCCGGACTTCCATCATCATCAAAAATTCTATTTGCATATTTGTAATTACTTGCAGTAACAGAACCACCACTGTCTCTTAACCTACAAGATACAACTTGACTATCAACTGTTTGCTCAACTTTATCAATTACAATCATGTAAGTATCATAAGTAGAACTAAAACAACTATCAACAACAACAGTTGCTGGATTGCCACCAGATATAACTGTTCTACCTGTTTGAACTAACGTCCCCCCAGCATCAGCAAAAGATAATTGACCAATACCTGTAGTTCCTGAACCACTTACACTTGCTACTTTTAAAAATTTATCAGCAGTAACATTTCCTGTTGGAAGTATAAGCTCATATGATTGCCCAGCACTATGAGCTGGACTAGAAATTTTTACCCCATGCGAATTTTGTGAGCAGTTTAATTGTATAGTTCCATTTTCAGAACTACCATCTCCTTTTACAGTAAGACCAGCACTTGAGCTTTCACTAATTAAATTAAGTTTATTTTTTGTTATTGCACTATCAACAACTGTAGTTGCTGTTCCTACATCATTTACATTACCTAATACTAAAATAAAATCTATAACATCAGAACTTGTTAATGCACTAGCAAAAGTAATTGTTGAACCTGAAACAGTAAATGAAGATACAGGTGCTTGAATTGTTCCATTGAGAGATACAATCATGTGATTAGCACTTTGCGGTTCAAAGTTTACAGAATTGCGTTGCATAGTATAACTAGCAGTTGCACTTGTCGTTATGCTATCAAGTAAGACGAAATCGCCTGATGTTGGTGTAGTGCCTATATATGCCATTAAGGTTTACTCCATACTGAATGAGTTAAATTACCATTATCATCTCTAGCAAGTAATTCATCATATTTATCTGCTGAGTAATCTTGTGGTATATCTCTCATTGATTTTCTAAATGCTTTCATTTCATCAGATAAAACATTGTCTGATAAAGCTAGATAATCTGTTTCTTCTAAAAATTCTAATCTAATTTTTTTTATTTGTTTTAATTTACGATTAGGTTCATCATCTTCCCATTCTTTAACTTTTTTATCTCTTTCAGCTTGTTGTTCTGGGGTATAGTCAACAATTTCTTGTTTTTTTGTAATTCCATTAAATACTAAAATTTTATCAACCATTAGCTATCTTTATACCCCCATATAGCCGCATTTACTGTTCCAAAGTTTCCAGAAGTAGCTTCTAATTGTACTCCACCACCAGCAACTGAAGTAGTAGTTTCTGTGTAAAGTCCTATTGTTCCACTAAATTGTTGATTTGCGGAACTATTATGTAACCATGAATAAAAATTACCCATAGCAGTTGGATAATTTACATTATCATTTTGATTTGGAAATAAATCTAAAGTAAATTTATGAATATGACTACCTGTTGCTTGGTCTAGAATTACTTGTGAGTTACTTCTACTCCAATCAAAATTATTTTCTACTGATGAGCTAGAAGAATCTGATTTTCTACCTTGAATAATTGTATGATAAACACCTGTTGTAAATTCTGAGTTATCAGATTTTAACCATCTAAATTCTACTACTGCACCAGCACTTGTGCCTTGAAATGCAGCCATTAATTTATATCTTTGATAGTCGCTTGAAAAAACTTGTTGTAATTGAATTTTATTTGAATTGTGATTTGTAGCATTTACAGCACCTAAAAAATCAAAACTACCACCCCCCACATAACTTGCATCTAATCTTTTCAAAGTTCCACCATCAGATATTAAAAACTCGTCTGTACTTGCTGGTGCTTCTGCTAACTCTGATAAACCTGTTATTATTGTTGGGTCTAAATGTTCTTCAGAAATAGAATTGTCAGCTATTTTGTCAGCATTAATAATATCGTTTGTAATATCACTTGCTGTTAAAGGAACTGAAGCTGGTTGTACTCCTATAAATCCCATATTATGTAATCTCTAATATACTTAATGTTGCGTCTATTTTTGCGGCTACTGAACAATCAATTTGTAAAACATCAGTTGCTTGCATTACTATTTTACCACCTGTTAAAACTTCAAGAGTTGAATTAGCTGGAACTGTAACTGTTGAAATCAATTTAACATTCTCATTAGTTTCTGTGTCTGAAGTATCAGATTGCATATTTACTGAGGCTGTTACTGATGCTGTGTGAACATTACATAATAACAAGCCAACAATAATTGTTTGAGTAGAACTTGGGCAAGTATAAATAGTAAGAGGTGTTCCAGCACTTGCTGGCATAGCCGCATTTGTTTTAACTTTAAAGGTGTTAGCCATTTATCTCTCCTATCCTAAGGCGATTGCTAGTGCCGCCGCTTGAGGGTCAGTTTCAGAAATTGTTCCTGTTACCGACATTGTGCTAGTTATTGCATTACTAGAAATGTT